GAACATCGTTGAACATTTCATGATGTAAGATACTACCATCGAAAGATTACACGCAGGCGGTAAGGTTTCGGACATTCACCTGCCGCCGTTGTTTCCCCATATCCCCTTTTTCAGCCAAGGCCGCTGCCGATAGTTTTCGGTGGCGGTTTTGGCATTTTTATTGCAAAGCGAGGTGAGCAGGGTGTGGCAAAAGGCAAATACGAATACTGGATCAGTCCGGACGGCCTCACGCTGCTCGGCGCGTGGGCACGGGACGGGCTGACCGATGAAGAAATCGCAAAGAAATGCGGCATTTCCCGGTCAACGCTCGCTGAATGGAAGAAGCGCTATCCGGACATTTCGGACGCTTTAAATAAAAACAAGGAGATTGTAGACGCTGAAGTCGAAAACGCGCTGTACAAAAAGTGCATCGGCTACAACGCGTCGATCACCAAGCATTACAAACTCAAAGAGATTATTTACGACGAGGATACCGGAAAGAAAATCTCAGAGGTCGAGCGGCTTGAAGAAGTAGAGGAACTCATCCACATACCTGCTGACACTAATGCGCAAAAGTTCTGGTTGTCCAACCGCCGCCCCGACAAGTGGCGTGATAAGCCGGAAGCCGTTCCAGAATCCAATACTGATGCTAACATGACCGCGCTCGCCGACCTTATTAATTGCCCGCAGCCGAACCGCGACATAACCGACTTCGAGGATGACAATGAATAGACCGGCACCGTTTACAGAGAATCAGGCGGCATATTTCAAGCGCTGTTTTGACAGCTGGTTCAATGTGGCAGAGGGTGGCAAGCGAGGCGGCAAAAACGTCCTCCAGACGCTGGCATTCTGCACGATGCTGGAAATCCACCCGGATAAGCTGCATCTGATCGCCGGAGTGTCGCAGACAACCGCAAAGCTTAATATCCTGGACTGCGACGGCTATGGCCTCACAAACTTTTTTGAGGGCCGATGCCGGGAAGGCAAGTATAAAGACCGCTCCTGCCTGTACGTCCAGACAAAAACGGGTGAAAAGATCGTTCTTGTATCGGGCGGCGCAAAGGACGGCGACGAAAAGTACATCAAGGGCAACACCTACGGCATGGCTTATGTGACCGAGGCCAACGAGTGCCACCCGAAATTTATCAATGAAGTATTCGACCGTACGCTGTCCAGCTCCGACCGAAAGATATTTCATGATCTCAACCCAAAAGCACCGGGGCATTGGTATTACGTCGATATTCTGGAATTCCACGAAAATAGACAGGCGATAAGCCTGAGCTATGGTTACAACTACGGGCATTTTACCATCGCCGACAATCTGTCCGTTGATTCGGACAAGCTCCGGAAGGTCCTCAGCACTTACAAGAAGGGTACGGTGTGGTATGACCGGGATATCCGTGGTTTGCGGAAGATTGCCGACGGGCTTGTGTATACCGGCTGGGAGAACGCTTTGACCGATGACGTGCCCGAAACCGGCGAATACTACATATCCTGCGACTACGGCACACAGAACCCTTTTTCAGCCGGTCTATGGTGCGTGAACGGTGATCACGCCGTCAGGATCAAGGAGTATTACCACGACGGCCGTGCCAAGGGGCAGAAGACCGACGAGGAATATTGCGATGATATTCAGGAGTTCACCGAGGGCTACAAGATAAAACAGGTCATTGTTGACCCGTCGGCAGCGTCCTTTATTGCATCGCTGCGCAAACGCAAATTCATGGTCGTAAAGGCCAAAAATGAGGTGCAGGACGGCATCAGGATCACAGCCTCTTTTCTCAACGAGGGCAGGATAAAGATTCACCGCTCCTGCGCCGATGCTATCCGCGAATTTGGCCTTTACTGCTGGGACGAAAAATCGAACGAGGATAAAGTCCTGAAAGAAAATGACCACGCAATGGATGATATTCGATATTTCTGCGCGACTGTGTTGAGGTACAAGCAAAAAACTAAGTACAAGTCGTTTTTGTATAATTAACTATCAGGGTGGTGACTATCATCAAAACATATCAGGATCTGGAAGCCCTCAGCAACGACGAGGATTCCCGAATGAGTTTTGTTGAGGAAGCTGTGGACGAGCACAAAAACAGCGAGGCGTACCGCGTTGCCCGGGTAGCCAACGAATATTACACCAAGCGCAACACTACCATCAGCAAGCTGCAGAAGTTCCTTTACAACATGGCAGGTCAGAAGGTGCCTGACCTTTTCAGCGCCAACAACAAGCTCAAGACGCTGTTCTATCGCCGATTTGTCATTCAGCAGGTGCAGTTCCTGCTCGCCAACGGCGTGAGCTTCGAAAACAAGAACACGCGCGGCAGGCTGGGCGCCGATTTTGACGCTCAGATATCGAAGCTGGCCACATACAGCATGAACAGCGGCGTTGCGTTTGGCTTCTGGAACCTCGACCATCTGGAAGTGTTCGATTTTGTGGACACTCCGGCGCACCCCGGCTTTGTGCCGCTTTACGACGAGGAATCAGGTGCGCTGAAGGCAGGCATTCGCTACTGGCGTTCGGTCAGCACCAAAACAAAACGCTACACGCTGTATGAGCCGGACGGCTTCACCGATTACATTCAGCAGGAAGACGAGAACATCAAGGTGCAGCATGAGAAACGCACCTACAAGCAGCGCACGGTGTCCAGCGAGGCGACAGGGGATATGTGCGTCATAGGCGAGAATTATCCCGGCTTTCCCATTATCCCGATGTACGCCAACGATCTGCACGAATCGGAGATCATCGGCATTCAGGAGTGTATCGACTGCTACGACTATGTGAAATCCGGCCTTGCCAATGATATTGATGACGCTACCGGCTTCTACTGGTTCATAAAGAATGTGGGCGGAATGGATGACCCCGAGCTGGCTCAGTTCCTCGAGCGGCTCAGAACGGTTAAGGCTGCAGCGCTGCCTGCTGAGGAGGGCGTTGATGCGGAAGCTCACACCCTCGATGTTCCCTATGAGGCGCGCACGGTCATGCTCGACCGCCTTGAACGTGACCTCTACAAGGACTTTCAGATTGTCAATACCTCCGAGCTTTCCGCAGGCAACAAGACTGCCACGGAGATAAGAGCGGCGTATCAGCCGATGAACGACAAATGCGCCGCATTCAGAGACGGTATAAAGACGTTCATCATGCTGCTCTTTGAGCTTATCGGCATCAGCGACACGCCCTCGTTCCGGGTCAACCAGATTACCAACGAACTGGAGGAGACCCAAAAGATAATGATGGCGGCGTCTGAGATAGGCACCGAGCTGCTGCTCAAGAAGCTGCCCTGGCTTACTCCTGAAGAGGTGGAGAGCCGGATTAAGGAAATGTCAGCAGAGGAGCTGGGACGATTCAGCGCAGCAGAACCGGGTGACGGCGATGCCCTCGATGACGCTGTGGATGCGCCGACAACAAGCGATGCCATTGACGTTGCGGAGGAGGCCGTAGGAAAAGCACTCAACGGCATTCAGGCGCAGAATCTGTCCTCGATCATAAAGGGCTTTACAAACGGCACGCTGACCGAGGGTCAGGCAGTCAACCTCATTTCCACTGCTCTGGGCGTAACGAAGGACGAAGCACGGGAGATAATCCGCGGTGAATGATCATGCACATGAACTGACCGACAAGGAGCTGTCGCTTCTTGAGTGGCGTATTGGAAACCTCTATCGAGAAGCTGCAGAGGATATGTCGGGTAAAATTGACGAATATTTCAGCAGTTTTGAGGAGCGCGACAAAAAACAGAAGGCGCTTGTTGACGCCGGAAAACTGACGCAGGAGCAGTACGATCAATGGCGGCTGGCGCAGATCGGGCGCGGCAAGCGTATGGAAGCTTTGCGCGATCAGCTGGCGGAGCGGATGACTGCCGCCAACGAGGTCGCAGCGGCGTACATAAACGACGCCACCCCCGGCATATACAGCCTCAACCGCAACTATGCTGCCTACACCATCGAGCAGGTGGCAGGTGACGTGGGTTTTGACATCTGGGATGAATCCACCGTCAGACGGCTGATTGTGGAGAACCCCATATCAATGCCGTATTATCCGGTAAAGCGTGCCATCGACCGCAAAATCGACCTTGCGTGGGGTCAGCAGCAAATTACCCGGCAGATCACCACCGGCATACTGCAGGGCGAGAGCATCGGCAAGATCGCAAACCGCCTGCAGGAGAAGATCCCCGACATGAACCGCGTTTCGGCTGTCCGGGCGGCTCGCACCGCCATGACTTCGGCGCAGAACGCCGGACGGATGGACAGCTATGTGGCGGCTCAGAAAATGGGCATCAAGCTCAGGCGTGAATGGGTTGCTACTCTGGACAACCGCACCCGCCACGCTCACGCCATACTGGACGGCCAGAAAGCAGACATTGACAAGCCCTTCGAGGTCGAGGGGCAGGAGATAATGTTCCCCGGCGACCCTCATGCACACCCCTCGCTGGTCTATAATTGCCGCTGTACGCTCATCGCTGCTGTTGAGGGCGCCGATATGTCCGACGCCCAGCGCCGCGCCAGAAACCCGGAAACCGGACGCAATGAGCTTATATCGAATATGAGCTATCGGGAGTGGGAGGCGTGGAAGAAAGCGGAGATGTCCCGACGAAGAATTGGCGAACAAGGACAGGAGATCATTGACAAAGCCACATATAATAAGCTGACAAAGAAATTTATCAAAAACGGCGGCATTATCATCAGGGGCGATGAAGCTGCAAAACATTTGGTAGCTTCAGGGGCGTATGCTTCGTATTTGCCGAGTCTCAATGCAGCATTTATTCGTGATGACGCGACTATCTCAGATGTGCTTGAGGAAATATTCCATGCGGAGCAGGACAGAAAACACAGGTTCGGTTCGCTGCTTACAGATAAAGTCAGATTGAAACGAGAAATAGAGGCTCAAAAGTACTTGATAAGTGTGGCTGAAAAGTATAAAATACCAGTAGAGGAGCTGGAAGTCACACAGGCAAATCTCGAGAGGTATGAATTGCAGCTTAAATTATTGATGAAAGGTGGGAATTAAGCATGAGGAAAGTATATACTGTTGTTGATGATTTTGTTCTTAACAACACCAGAATATTGGCGCTTAGTGACGAGCGTGATCCTGCTGACTTTGATACCCATCGGGTGATAATTGACGACGCGGAGTATTCGTACGACCTTACACATAATGAACATTGGATTACAATCAGGAATGCCGACGAAGCAAACCAATTTATCGGAAAAACATTGACATTCGAGTAAACCGCTGTGTAATGATACATGGCGGTTTATTTATACCCATTCAGGACGATTGAAACATGGAAATCATCACAGTAGACAACACCTCCCTCGTGAAAGGCGAACTCGAGGCGGCTATTCTGCGCGGCCTTGAGAAGTGCGGCCTTGTTGCGGAGGGTTACGCTAAGAAAGCGTGCTCGGTGGATACTGGCGACCTTCGCAACAGCATCACCCACAAGGTGGTGCCCAAGGAGCAGGCCGCGTATATCGGCACCAACAAGGAATATGGCGCCTACGTCGAGCTGGGCACCGGCATTTACTATCCCGGTGGCAGGCAGACACCGTGGGCGTATACCGACGATGAAGGCAACACCCATTGGACGCGAGGTCAGAAGCCACAGCCATATCTCAAGCCGGCTGCCACCGAACACAAGGACGTATACCGGGATTTAATTGAATCTGAACTCAAGGGCTGATCGCTTATTGCGGTCGGCTCTTTTTGTTGGTAATTTCCGCGATGAACAGCGGTTTTTATACAAATCTAATGGCAGGGAATTGCCACCGTGAAAGGAGATTATTATGTCGGAATTTGACAGAGCGGCTCTCCGCAAGATTTTTGAAGGTGCAGAAATTACAGTACCCAAAGACGTATTGGGTAAAATCTGTGAGCTGCACACTGACAGTATAGGAGATATGCCGCAGACCATCAAGGAATTAAGACAAAAGCTCGAAACTGCAGAACGTGAAAGAGATGCGGCAAGAGCGCAGCTGCCGAAAGAGGGCGAAGAAACGGTCTCTAAGGCAGATTACGACAAGTTGCAAAGCGATTTCGATACCTACAAGAACGGTATCGAAGCCAAAGAAAGCCGGGCAGCCAGAGAAAAGGCAGCCAGAGCGTACTTTGAGAGCAAGAACATCACCGGCAGAAATCTCGACATCGCCATGCGCGGCGCAGCAGCCGAGATAGACAGCATCGAGCTGGACGGTGAGGCGATCAAGGACGCTGCAGCTCTGGACGCGCTTGTAAACGGCACCTTCGCCGGTTTGGTTGCAACCGAATCGGTGAGCGGCGCCAACACTTCAAATCCTCCGGCAACCGGCAGCAGCGGCGCTGTCGATTTTGACAGTCTTTCTATGGAGGAATATATCGCCGCGAGAAACAAGAAGTAAAGGAGTAAATATTCATGCCTAATAATTTTCTTACCCCTAATACCATCGCCAAGGAAGCACTCATGGTGCTTCGTAACAACGCGGTGATGGCCAATCTGGTACACCGTGACTATTCCGATGATTTCGTCGGCGCTGTCGGTGATACCATTACCATCCGCAAGCCTGCAACCTTTGAGGCCGACGAGTTCTCCGGCACTATCAAGGTTCAGGACGCTACTGAGGGCAGTGTGGATGTCAAGCTGGACAAGCTGCTGGATGTTTCCTTTGCCGTCACTTCCAGACAGCTCACCCTTGACATCGCCGACTTCTCCGAGCAGCTGCTGGTTCCTGCAATGCAGGCTTTTGCAAACAAGATCGACAAGTACCTGCTTGCTCTTGAGGCGGAGCTGACCGGTCGCGTTCCTCACGCCTCCGGCGTGATCGCTCCTGCAGATATGCTGGCAGCTCGCAAAATCCTCAATGAGAATGCAGCCCCACTTGCCAACCGCCGCTTTGTGGTCGGCTCTACCGCTGAGGCTGAACTGCTGAGCCATGAGCTGTTTACTGCTGCATCTCAGGTTGGTGATCAGGGCACCGCTCTGCGTGAGGCTTCTTTGGGACGCAAGTAC